AGCACAACCGAACGCCCTTGCACGAGGATCCGCCCGGGTACTTCTGCAAACACATCCTCGCGTATCATTCATACCGTCGCATCCTGAGCCAAACCCTCAACTATCGCCTCACGGGTGACTATGATCGGCGCCACGAACGCCGCGACGCCGAACTGAACCCAGGCAGCTTGATTATTCTACGAGATGAAAAAGGATGCCGCGTGATCACCTACCCCCCCGGTCACCGCTTCCCGATTACTATTTGTTTCATCCGCGCCGCCCGCGATCATTCTTGGCTGCCGCGCAACGACACCGAGGCCGCCGCCCTTGCCGCTTGGCTTTACAGCGCCCCTTCTTTTGATCGCCCGCTCTCTTACGACGAGCAGGAAGCATTAAATGATCTGGCAGCGCGCCGTGATGATGCCGCTTTGCGCTCCGCCTTTACAGGTAACATTCGATCAATCGCCTAACTTGACGGGGTGGGGGACGCGCATCCTACACGCGTATAGGACAAAACCATGCCGAGCATCAAAGATCTATGGCCGGATAAATGGCTTCGACCCGAGGACCTGCAGGATCGTAAGCCCATCGTCACCATTGAACGCGTCACCCTCGAGGACCTCTACAATCCGCGCTCCAAACGCAACGAGCCCAAACTCATCCTCTCCTTTTGGAGCAAACAAAAACGCCTGCCCCTCAACAAGACCCAGGCCCAAGCCATCGCCGATATTACTGGCGAAGAAGATTACATGCTCTGGATTGGTCGCCAAGTCGTGCTATCTGCCGGCATCGCACCCAACCGCGCCGCCACCATTGTCATATCGCCGGTCCCGGATAAAGCCTCATGACCAAGCCAAAGATCTCGCTAGGCGCCTAGCGAGATCTTTATTTAACTATCTCCGAGATAAACCACCTGGGTCAACCGCCCACGATCGTACTTCTCCACAATGCGCCGCACCCGAAACACCCTCGCCGCCCACCCCAACAACGGCTCCGTCACCTCTACCCTGTCGTATAACTCCAACGCCAAATTCGCTTGACCTTCGATGATCCCAGTAATCGGCAGCTTGATCTCCCGCCCACCTTCAGCTGCAGCGGCAGCCCGAACCCGAGCTGTCGTATTGTACCTGGAATTGGTCAGCGAATAAGACAGTGGCCGCGTGTTGTCGATCACCGCACCGGCCGCCATCGCCAGCGCCCCGCCATCCGCCGGATCTGTCGACCGCGTGCCTAGCACATAGCTAAAGGCCAAGACCCTGTAATCACTCACGCTCGCCGACCTCGCCACGGGTTGCTGTGTTGCGCCGGCGCCATAGATATGATGAGTGTCATTGTAATCGCCGCTATCGCTCACGCCAGGAGTTATCATCGTCAGTTGGAAGATCCCACCATTGTCAGGAACCAAGTAGAATTCTGTCTGCGATCCCACCCGGAACGCGGCGCCGGTTAAACTCTCACTCGGCGCCAAGGTAAAGGGCATCACCGCCGCACTCTCCAAAGTCGCCCGATCATTGCCGACCGCAATCCCAAACCTGGCCGCAAGCTTGCGCACCACCAGCGCCACGCCCGCAGCCGTCCCATCATTGAGGATACTAGGCCGCCGGCAGCGCGCCGTGCCGAGGAAACCCAACGCATCGACCGCCACCACCTTGACCTTATCCGTCCCTTGCTCCACCCGTATGATCAGCGCCCGCACAATTTGACTCCCCGACTGTGCGCCCCAACTGAGCGTGCGCGTAATCACAAGGATCTGGCCGACATAGAGCTGCGCCACCAGAGCGCTAAATTCGAGCTCAAATTGATTCTCGTCATATTCATACCGCACAACCTCTAACGTCGTTGCTGTCGCCGCCTGCGCAGCCCCACGATAGACTACCGTATCACCCGCCAGGTATACATCAGAGCCTACGCTACACAGCCCCGTATACGGTTGACTATTGACGCCGGCGATACTGGGAAACATGATCGGCTCATCCGCCAGCACACTCGTTGAGGTAAAGATCCCACCCACGCCGATGTGCAACCCCGCCCCATAGGCGCCCTCGCCGGCAACGCCCAACATACAACCCGCCTCAGGCAACTGGCAGAAACGGTAATAGGACAACTCTAGCCCAAACAAACCCGCCTGGGTCTGGTCCAGATCTCGTATATTGCTAAAGACGCCAGCCGCCTTATCCAACACCCGCAGGCGACTCGCCCCCTTCGTGCGCGTACGAACCACCAAACAGCGGTGAGCCGCTGTCGCCGTCCCATAGGCATCAATCCCCGCAGCGCGCCAGTCCGGATCATAGGCGTGCGTCACCCACGCCCCGCTGAAATAGCCAAAGCGCGGCGTATAGATGCCTGCCGTTTGTGTCGTAAAGCCCACAAACCACGGCCCCTGCGTTGTCACCCCATTGTTGATATAAGCCACCACCAGATCCAGCACGGCATTGGCCCCACTGTAGACCGTAACCGGAGCTCCCCACGCCGCCCCGTTATTCGTCGATTCAATGTACAGTACATTGTTGGCCGAGCCCACATAAAAGAGCCGAATCGTACTAGATCCCGGGACCCGCAGCGCTGCAATCGTAATCAGCCCCGCCGCCACCACCACGCTATACGTCGCCCCGGTCCAGCTCGCCGCCACCGCAGGCGAAGCGATTGTATACATCCTGCATTCAGTGGCCATCGCCTGAAACTTCAACACGGAGCCATTGGCAAGACCCACCAGAGCCACCGGGCGAAAAGTCACCTGCCCAACATTACTCACCAACTCACTCCACGCCAGCGCCGGCACAGTCGGATTCTGACCGCGCTCCTCCACCGTCACCGTCACCCGTGCGCGTGGACTACGTACTTTCTGCACCGCCTGTAGAGCCGCCGTAATTTGTCTCATACGTTGGCGTCCGACCACTCCGCCCGGAAGGTTTCCAGCACGATATCATTATTGGCCGTCGCCTGACCCGTAATCTTCAACGTCGTCGCCGTATTGTTTGCCTGATTGAGTGTCGTCACCACATCAGCCGCCGCCGTAATAAACGTCCCGCTGACCGAGGCATAGCCTTTCTCGGCCGAGGCGCCACTACGCACCACCCTGCCCTGCAAAACCCACTTAGCGCCGGCGCCACTGCCCGTCACCGTCGCCGACAGGATCAGATTCACGCCAGCCGTACCAAACCGAACCCGCAATGTCTTCGCATTCAAGTTCGCCGCGCAACTCCCCGACGCCTCGAACCACACAGACATGCCGTCGACACTCAGCGTATTGGCCGGCACACTATACGCCGCCAAATCAGTCTCGCCGGCGCCGGCATTCCCCGTAGCCGTGCGCGTCTCATAGAGCGTCCCACCCACCGCGGCATCGTTGGCGCTAGCGCCTGCCTTGACGCCAAGTTGATTTGCGCCAACACTGGTCAAACCGCCCGTTACCATCGTACCGTCATTGAAGATGGTTAGCCGCGCCGCTCGTGTCGCCCCATTACTACCCGTGATAAAGGACAAGCGCGCTGGGACCACACCGCTACTTACAATGCCATCTACAAAGGCCTCGAGCAAAGCCGGCGCCTGTATCGTCGCGCCGTCGTAGCCCTTGAAGGCAACAAAGCCCAAACTATCGTCCGCCTGCACCGCTGTTGGCGTCGTAAAGTCACCGCGCGAGCGAATTAAGGAGAAGCCGGAGCGTGAGGTACTCCCCGCCGCCGTCGCCGCTGAAAACTCCGCGCCGGCAGTATTGTTTATCACGGACATAGCGCCCGCCGCGTGCATATCCGTTACCGCCGCGCCAACCTGCACCGGCTTCGTTGGCGCCGCCGTTTGCACACCAAGCCGGTTATTGACCTCATCATAGGCCGATGTTCCAAACAGGATCTTACCCTTGGTCGCGTGCGCTGTACTCATCAGCACCAGCGCGCCGGCGCTGCCAATATCCCCCCTTAACGTCTGACCGCCAGATCTCCCCGCCAACAGCGCATATTGCACATGGTCATCACCGCTGAGTCCCGTCAACTCACTGCCATGATCCAGCGTCCCCACCACCACGTGACTCAGCAGCGGCAGATGGCCCAAGCTCCCAATCACAATCGCCGAGTCAGGAGAGTTAACCGCAAAGCCCAGGTACACCACATCATCCACCGCATAGGTGAAGCCGTTCAGTGGCCAGGCCAGCACATCGCCGCCGTCAGGATCGTCCGTCTCTACCCGCACCTGTCCACTCGCTTCAATCGCCGTGATGCGCCCAGCCCGCGGCGGAAGACTAAAATTGGAGAGCTCTTTAAACTGAGCGTCGGTGGCTAAACGATAGCCAGCGTCTAGAGATCCCTCATTCATAGAAACTTCTCCTTGCTGGCATCGTTTACCAGCAAGTAACCGCGTGTAATCGTCATAGCTCACCCCCAAAATAAAAACAGGCTTCCACCCCTACCGGAAGCCCCGCCCACGCCACCAAGCGCTTACTCCAGCCCAATCGATCCCCAACGCGTGCGCCCAAGTACAGGGACATGGCTCATCATCTCCGTCGCTCGCCCTTTGTACTGCGCCGAAGTCAACCGCAGTGTACCCGCGGCCGCAGCCGGCAGCGCTGGATTCTCCGAGATCTGGCGAATGCGCAAATCACAGGCAAAGGCCGCGCCCCACCATCCCACCAGAGACCGATCCCGATCCGCCACCGTCGTCGCCACCGCCGCATCCAGCCCACTGATCGTATGCGATTTACTATATCGTACACGCAAGATCTCACCCACCGCCGGTTGCACCCGAGTCAGATAGATCTTATTGATCCCCGTCACCCGCCACTCCGCCAAACAGCCAGAGAAGTCCGACCCATCGACCCAAGGGTAAGCGACCAAACGCACCTGATTCAGCCCAACGATGGCAGAGAGATCCTGCTCATACCCCGCAATCGTCACCGTAAAGGATGCCTCATAGATCAAATGATCGTTGAGCTCGTCCAACGCCATGCGCAGACCCTGATCTTTGATCGCTGTGGTCCAGGTCGACGAATCAACAGCAGTGGCCAGTAAGTTGTCTATGTCCGTGCGGTAATCGGCGATTAGATTGGCCACCCTACACCCCCACCAACAAACCAAACCGCTGAACAATAAAGAGAATGATGATCAGCGCCATCACCACAACCAGCACAACACGCACCGGTTCAGGCAACGGAATCTGAGCCAAAGCATAAAAAGCCAAGTACGCCACCAACGCCACCACAATCACCAAGATCAGCAAGCCAAGAAATCCAGCCACGCAACCCTCCTTTACAACACGACCGCTACACCAGGATCAAGCGCAGATCCCGTCACCACATAGGCCGTCAGCGGATTGTAGCGCCCCTTGCCATAGCCCACACTCACCGCGTAGTAGTTGCCCTCACGCGTTCCGCCTCGGAGCTCATAGTGCAAATGGGGTCCAGAACTATTCCCGCTATTGCCACTGCGCGCCACCACATCACCACGCCCTACCGCATCGCCGACCGTAGCCGCCAGCTCGTCCAAGTGTGCATAGAAAGCGTGACTCTCGATCGCCGCGTGCCACAGCCGCATATACCAGCCGTAATTCTCGTCCCACCCGGCAAACATCACCTCGCCGGCGCTCACAGCCCGCACAGGAGTTCCAACAGGACAAGCAATGTCAATCCCGTTATGCCCGGGCTCGCCAAAACGTACATAGCGATCCGGATTCTCGCCGAACCATTGCGTCACTTCGCCGGCAACTGGCCAGATCAACAGCGGTCCCAAGTATGGAGGTTCCACGATTACAGGAGGTTTCGCCACACCCTGCCGCTGACGTTGCAGCTTGAAATAATAAGCGCAGTGCTCTTTGCTTCCCCGGTGCTCCACAGATCCAAGTCCCAAGCCCCAAATAATATCCGAAGCATCCTCCAAGATCTCGAAGCCATACGCCGGCGCTCCCTCGTACATCGAGAAATCTAAACTGTATTCACCACCCAGCCACGGATCGCTCTTAACTGTCGTCACTTTCATTTCCTCGCCATCCGCCCAAAACCAACGCACTCGCACATCAGACAGCAAATGATCATTCTCATCCACCACCGTCAGAAAGGTATTCACCCGACCCTGCGCCTCCCCAGGCCCATCGCCCGGCGGAAAGTAATCACCGACGATCACACGCCAAACATATTCACCAGCCGCCGCCTCGCCGAGCAGATGATCCGTGCCCCGCAGATCCAGCGCAGGGTCCCAATGCTGAAGCCCATCCTCAACGATCCCGTCACCAGCATCTACAGGAGGAAGCACGACGCCAGCGCCACCCGCAGGAGACTCATACCCAGCCCGCGCCGCAGTATGATATTCCGCCATCACGTCATCGTGACCGACCATCGCAAAACCATCGTCGAAGTCAGGATACCTAAACATGCAAACACAGTTCACCTGAGGAAACTCGCCGGCATTCCACGCCTCAATCTCACCCAACATCGCCGGCATCAACCCGACCGCCTGCCACTCACCATTGCCATTGGCCTCGGTCATATAGATCAGTTTGCTGTCATACTTCTCAGGCATTCTCCACAGGTAATCCCGATAGCAACGAAACTCATAGTGCCACCCATCAAAAGGCGCATTCATCACCGCTTCACTACTCACCAAGCCAACATCATAGCCATGCGTGTAGGCGTGCAGGGCCACACCGTCAAACCCATCGCCGATCCATTCCAGCTGATCGCCGAAGTAAATAACCCAATCGCCATTTGGGTTAACCTCATACTTCAGCTCCGCATTCCACGGACCACTCGCCGCCACCAGGACCTCGTCACGCTCATGCCCAGGCAAAGCGCGGATCGCCTCTCTACACTTCTTAAAGCAGGCAGCATAATTCCAGGGATAAATCGGCTCACCCTCTGGCCACTCCCGCGAGAGATTGGGCTCATTGCCAATGATCCAGCGCGTACAATTGGTCGAGCCCGCCACATATCTCGCCACCCTCGCCGCAAAATCATCGTACTCACCAACTGCCGGCAGCGTACCCGTCGAGCCATAACCAAAGTTCAGCCGCACCAGCCACCGAAAGCGCGGATCATACGCCGGCGCCACCGGGTTCTCCGACAGCGCCACCGTATCGACAATCCAGCTATCCGCTACCGCTAACGCCGTCGCCTCCCTGTCGTGCAAGCCGATTAGATTCGCCATAAACCCTATTTCGCTCTAGCCCGCGCAGCCGCTGACTCACTCGTTTCAGATCTCACATCACCGAGCATCTTCCCCGACTTTATGGATCCATTACCCTCCAAAGCCAGCACCCGCTTCGACAACTCACGGATCGCCTCGGTTACATCAAACTCGCCACCCTGCGCAATCGTAACAAGCAGATCTTCTTCTTTCATAGTCATCACTCCGCGAAGTCAAAACCGACCGTGACATTCTGACCAGCCGTACCAGCAGCGCCGTCAAAGTCCAGCGTCCACAACAACGTAGTCCCCGGCGCCACATAGTAATTCTCGTCAGCGCCGAGTGTATTCAACACACCATCCCAATCGCCCTTCTTCTTCTCGATCGTGACACCCGACTGCCCAATAGCGTAAGCCGTCTTAATCCCCGTCGCACTGGCCACCGTCCCCAAAGAGAGCGTCGCATTGCTGGCGTTACTGGCCACACCCCACACCGAAATCAACGTGCCGCCCTTGGGCAGATAGATATATCCCTGCGCATTGGCCGCCAACGTCCCGTGCAGATGCGCGGTATGGCGGATCATATTCCCTTGCATGTTTCCTCCCTCTATTCTTTACTTCCGCCCCAATGGCGGACAGATTAACCAGCAACGATATTATTACCAACACCAACATACGTCGACACACCATAGCTCCACCAATCCCGGATCTTGACCGGCATGGTGTCATTCGAGAACATCAACCCACTACTGGCATCCGTCACCTCGAAGATCTCCGGCAGCGCGTGCGCCCCACCCTGCGGTTGATTGGCATAGGCCATGTGAATCACAGGATGCAAGCGAGGATCGACGATGTAGGCCCAGTTGGTCACGTCCGTCCAGTCCGGCACCACCACCGGAATTGGCCGAGGATCAGCCGCCCGACTATCACCATAAGGGTTAACCGTCTGCCCAAAGCTAGGTCCAGGCTTACCCACATCACCCGACCCATAACCGAACAAAGTCAAAGCCTGGTCATAGAGATCCATCGGGAACAGACCCCACTTTGGCCAAAGCCCAAGAGGCTTGGCCGTCCCCGGAATGGCCTGGCGGAAAATACGATTACGCGCAGCTGCCCACGCCACACCCGGCGCATCAAAGGCAGTGGTCGCCGTGTTGCCATGATTGGTATGGAACAGCGCCGTACTATCATCAGCCAACACCGGTCCCGTCGCTGTATTCACCGTGAAGATACTGGCAATCGCCGCAGATCTACTGCGAATCGCCCCTTGCACCAACAGCCGCGGAACCGCCTGCAACCGCACAACATCACTGCGCCGGATCGACTCTAAGGTGATGCCGACATAATGACCGCGCTTGGTGAAGTTCATCACCTCTTTGCTATCGCCGACCGTCGCTTCTGTGTAAGCCGCACCCTCAGACACAATGGGCAAGTTGGCGATACCATCCATCATGATCAGCTGAACTGCCTGGGTAGAGCCATCATGCGGATCAACCGCCACGATATTCTCATACCAACGATAGGTCGCCATGTTGTCATAGTGCAGCCGCGTTACTTTGTTCAGCGCGTTGACCGTCATGCCGGCAAGTGTTGTCGTCGTTGCAGCCGCCAGCTGCGACCACTCCGGGTTGAATCTACCGTACCAGTCAAAGTCACCAGTTACCGCCAAATACAAGTCACGCACATTGCGCAGGGAAGGCGGAGGCGCAACCTCCGAGGTATCGCCGAGCAACCAATTCCAGGCGCCCTGTACACGGTCGAGCGGCGTGTTCATCATCGATTCCGTGACCACCGGTCGAATACCGCGCACCAGCCCCGCTTCGAATTTAGCTCCATCCGCTTTACGCTGCGCCTCAATCAGCTGAGCCGCAAACTCTGGCGTCTGACCCTTAGCCGCAAGCCTGACAACCGCCTTCCCTTCCTCACGCAGCCGAGAGTCTACAATCAACTGCTCAACTCTGTCCGCCTCAATCTGCGCCCGAATCGTACGGATCTCGTCCAGGCCGCTGGAGACCACCTCCCGCGCCACCGACGCAGTAGGCGCGCTCTCCACAGCCGGCGCCGCAGGGAGAGCATCAGCCAACGCAGCCACCACTTTACTACTGCCGTTCGGCAACAAAATCACATTCTCATCTTTCGACATTCCTCGCTCCTTGTTAAACTGTTCCGCCCCCATGGCGGAACGCTTCAACCTAGCCAACTGATCCAACAACCTAGTTCCCTCAACCGCCGGCGCATTGACAGCACTTGTCTCTTTGCCACGCGGACCCACAAACACCAACTCGCAACGGGCGCCATCGTACTTTTGCCCTGGCCAATGACCACACTCAAACCAACTCGACTCGCAAATCGAGCAATCCACATCCTCGAAATACCAGCCAATGCTAAACCGGTCTATCACGCCCTCGAGGAAACTCCGCATTCCCCGTTCAGTGGTCAACCGGATCTCCTGCCGAAACTCGCCGCCAACCAACGTTGAGCTGAGGATCACGCCATCCCTAGAGCCAATGTCCGCCACATCGTGATTGCGCAAGAAAGGCTTGCCGCTAAAACTAGACGCAAACTTCTGAAGATCCCCCGCCCGAAAGCGCGTATGATTGCTATTGGGACCATCCCGATACACAACCGCCGAGAACACCACCTCGTCCAGCTCACCCGCCCGTAAAGCCGCTCGCATCTCCGAGCGATCATCCGCTGACACACGCTGCCCACGCATAAATAGTTCAGCGCCAAACGGATCACTCTCTAAACTTAATACTGAATAATCAACCTTACTTTCCGCCATCGCCCCCCCTATTCTCCTGCTGCTGCCTCATTTGCTCGTCTTGACGCGCCTGCGCAGCCACCCGCTCCACCTCGCCCTCCTCTAAAATAGCCTTCGCTTCCGATTCGCTCATGGTCTCGCCGGCAAACTTCACGAACAAGCGCAATGCCATCGAACGATAGGTTGGACCCGCACCGACCAAAGTGGCCATACCATTCAGCGAACCGGTTAACGCACTCGTCGCCGCTGCCAAACTCGCATTGTCCTCGGGCGATATGTCAGGCGTCACCGCCGTAATGTCACTGAGCCTGATCTTCTGCCGATTGTTAGTAGCCAACCGCCAACGCTCATAACTACGATAGGTCAGATCCGTCAACAACCACACCAAATAAGCCTGCCGCCGACGCAAGAAACGACGCCGCTGCTCCTGCATGGCCTGGCCACTGGCCAAGTTACTATCTTCGCCCTCACCAATATCTAAGAGCGCCGTACCAGGACCACCAGCCACAATCATCCACCTGATCGCCCGACCGTCCTTCTCCGCGTCGCCGGCAGCAATCTTGGGTGTCACCGCCTCCCACGTCTCGGCGCCCTCCTCGGCAATGATGATCGTCCCTGGCTCAGGTGGATTACGATAGCGTTCCTCCAACGTCGACCGTAACCTGGCCGGCGCCTTGATCACCCACAGGAACGCCCGCACCGCCGCATTGAGCCTCACCCGATCTTCCAGCCAGCGATTGTAACGCCGCAGCCACGGCAGGATTGGCGCAAGATCAGACTCACCTCTCACCGCACCCGTAGGCCGATTGACCGCATAATGCAACATCAAGGGAGACTTAGAATCCGCAGCGGCATCAGAACCCGGACCCATCCACCACTTTTCCACCTCACCGGGTCCCGTCACTTCCTGATAACGCAATTCCTTTTCATAGTCGTTTGAATCGTACTCTACAAAACGAATCATCGATGCCGGCACCGTCCGAATGGACGACATGCCTGTGATCTCATTGGTGAAAAGCACCGGAAACAACTCACCGCTCCGACTGAGCTCATCACACCACTCATCGACGCGCAGCCCCATTTGATTGTGCTGCCAAAATTCGGCGATAAAGTTCTGCAGATGGCGCTTCTCACTGGTGAGCGAGATCCCACCGCCTACAACATAGCTCGTCACCAAACCGACAAGTCGCCGAGCGAGTGGATTCTTGCGCCAAGCCTCCCGCGCATCCTCAAACTCTTGGAAGAGCTCATACCAAGGTTTGTCGATCCTGGAGCCGCCCGAGGTGGAAACCAGCCCATCATCTTCGCGGCCGATCGGGATAGAGACCACGGCAGCATTCGTCCCAATACTGGGAGTCACCGTAAAGCCCAACAGCCTCACAACGTTCTCACGCCAACTCATATCTATTCTTCCTCCTTAGGCGCAACCGTCGGCGAAATCGGGACCGCGCCCCAAGGGCCCCCGGAAATGGGAATCAGTGGCGGCAAAATAGGACCACCAGGCGGAACATCAGGCGGCAGCGAAGGCGTAACAGGAGGAGGCGGCAACGGCGCAGCCTCAACTGGCGCAGGAGCAATGGGATCAGGAGCGGGCACGAGCGGACCCACCACCGTCTCACCCACTTCCTCATAGTGAAAGACCCGTACACAGCGACAGTTGATATGCAGCCCTGGACGCGGACCCTCGCCCTGCCGGAACAATTGACCATGTAAGCCCAAACAAACCAGGCAGGTACTGGCATCAAGCGAAGCAACCCAACGCTCCCAGATTACGCTAGCCATAAATTACCAATCATCCTCATCAACGCCATGCAAAGGATCAACCGCCGCCAACGCCACACTGCCCTCGCCAAAGCCTGCGCCAAAAGCCAAGGCCGCAATCGCCAGCGCAAAGCTATCCGCCCGGTCATCCTTCAACCCTTCAGGAGCCCGCAGGGTACTCGCTTCAATACTGGCCAACTGACTGGCGGTTTCCGCCGACCGCACCAGGCAAGCGCCATCCCGCACCGCCTCCGCACAAGCGTCATACATTAGTGGTTTGCCTTTGATGTTACTCAGCCAGCCAGCCTTACCGTCAAAGCCATTGAGTAGCCTCTGTCGCCCATTCTCCCGCAGCGCACGGATCACCGTATGGCCATGATTGTTTCGTTCCACCATCAGGTCCGCATCGTTATAGTAGTGAGCCAACAGATCGACAATGGCCGCCATCACCGAAGGCTCAAACTTGCCCACCAGATTGGCCACTTCCGCCCACGCCCCACCACGACTGCAATCGAGCACCGTCGCCACGCTATCGTCACTGTTGGGATTACCCTCAGCCGGATCGCAGCCGACAATATAGCGCCGCCCCAACTCCGCCTTCACATAGATCGTCAGCCCAGGGATCGCCGGCGCCGCCAGATCTCGCACTGCCGGCAGTTCGTCAATCACGAGCTTCAGCCAGTCGAAGGGAATGCGGCGATCAAACTGCTCGGGCGCCAACGCTTCTTCCGCCGACGCTGGGTATTCCGCATAGAAGTCATCGTTGGTCCCACGCTGTGCAAACATCTCCGCCTTTGTCCTCTCATGCCAAGCGGCATCCCGTCCAGGCCGAGCACTCCAGGGCAAGAACACACCCCTATAGTCGCCAATACCTTGAAGAGCAGCCCGAAATAAATTCTTAAAGGTACTCACTGGCCGAGTCTTGTCGCTGGTGGAGACCAGGAACAACTTACCGCCGGCGTCAATGGTAGGCTTCACACCGCTGAGAAAGCCATTGAGATCCGGCACAAAGTCAGCCTCATCGACAATCGCCAACGTCCCCGTATAACTGCGCCCGCCCTTGGTGCTAAAGGCCAACGCCCGACTACCATTGGAGAGTACATAGGTCGTGTCATTCTCACGTACGATACTCCTAGCCTGCATCCACGCCGGCAATCGACTGTGCATCTCCTTCAACCGCGCCAGCAACTCCACCGCCTCCGCCTCACGCATACTAAACAGCAACACCGTCGCCGGCGACTGAAAGAGCAACACATGGAGCGCATAGGCCAAACACAACCAGCTCATCCCCAACTGCCGAGCCTTCAGTAACACAAGCAAACGCTCATCCGCCATACGACCCAGTGTGACAATTTGTGCAGGCCACAGCTCAAAGCGTATCCAGTCCTTGAGCGTTGCGTTGTAGATCCACACGTAAAAGAGCACGAAATACCCTACACTGCGCTTACACTTCAACCACTCAATCCTGATCTGCCCCGTATCCATTCATCGCCACCAATAACTCACGATACGCCAAGGCCAGTTCATCAGCCGAGTAAACCGCCACGCCGTCACCGCTGGCCACAGGCACAGGCAGCCCCAACTCCACCCGCTGCGCCGCCAGCATATCCCGTAGAAACAAGCGCAACGTCGGCAACGCTTCACGAGCCTGCGCCACTGTCAGCGAAGACAGATCCGCCACGCCCAACGCCTCCTCAATCAACACAATCTGATCGCCGATGATGCGAAGACGCTGCTCACGAGCGTCAAAGCGCCGCCGCTGTTCTATCGCCTGCAACCTCGTCCGCTCTACTTCGTCCCAGGCTTCAGCACGCTCCACCCACAGCCAACGATCCGCAGCGATATACCACGCCTGGCCAGGCCGTTTGGCCGACAGACGCTCCGCCCCACTCACCCGCCGAAATACTTCGTCAAAGGTGCGCGCCGGTCCGATCAACCTGAACTTCTCGAAGCGCGCAAACCAGACCGAGGGCTCCCCCTCCGCCTCAAGTCTGAGCCATGGTTTGGTGTAGGTCTGCGACACTCGCCGCCATGAAAGCTCTGTATCCAAGATATCAGCCCGGAAAAATCACACGAAGTACAACCTGTATAGCACAGCACTACCGGCAACGCAACACTACATATAGACATTGGAGAAGGTTTGTCCACTAGATGCATAAAGTTTTGGTTATCCAGTGGCGAGAAACCACTGGATAACCGACTTTGTGTCCGCAGCGCGGCGGAGATGGCTGCGGACACAAACCCACGAAGAACAAAGAGGATTTAGAAGAACCCGGCGCCCACATCATACACAAAAAACATACAAGCATGTTAAAATAGCCGCGGGCATCGACACAGCCCTCCTGCACCGTCCAGAGCTCTCTAGGCAACTTGGACGGTGCAGACTTTATCCATAGCCCTCTGTAAGATCCCCTCCGCCATCGCACGACAGAGCTCGTCCCCATACTGGTACTCACACGCCCGCTGTATCGCCGAGGCAAAGCGCTCCACCGTCGGACGCTCACCCCGCCGCACAATCTCCCTCACCCAACGGTCGCCGAAGTCACTCCATTTGTCCACCGGGAAGAAGCGCTCGCCCGTTTCCAAGTCCACCACCAAGCCACAGCGTTCAACCCACAGCACATCCGCCAGCGGCAGCGGCAGCACACGCACTTCCTCCATCGACCACACTTCTAACTCGTGATGCGCCTTATGCTGATCACAGCGATCTACACCCACACATTTGCACACAGACACCACCCTTTCGACTCATTCATAACTGGCACGTCTCGGCACATCCAACAACTTCGGCTGGGTCAAATCATCCTTCTCCATGTACGCCTTGATCTCATCCTTCATCTCCACCATCACCTCGAGCAGCCGATCCATCTCACGCAACTTCTCATCTCGCCGAGCGTCACCCTCAGGAAACACACGCTCACGCCACGTCCGTTCCCTCACGACGATGCGGTACGCCACAATAAATTTGGCCTGCAACTCATCCTTCGTCATCTTCAGCTCCTAAATCTCCAAATCTGTGTAATCTTCAGGCCGATTATAGCGGCGGTCATTGGGAAACTCTACCCGATACTGCTTTCGGCAACTATCCTCCTCCTCCCGCTGCCAGTCAGGGTGATGGCGCCGATAGAGCACAGAACATCTATCCTGTTTGGTCACTATCGCCCCAAAACCAACTTTGATCCGATGCACCAACGCCCCAGGCCCATTGACTTTCCCCGCCTCAATATCACGCCGCCACGAGAAGACATGGCGCTCGACCAACTCAAAGCTGTAACTCCCCGCAATCCGCCTGGCCGCCTGAAAGTCCACGCCGACCTGTCGGTCCATCAACAGCCGCAGTGTGCGCTTGGCTTCGTCGACATTCTCGGGACCCGGTTCCGGATCCGCGCCCAAAGGGCTCCCGGGTTCCGGGCAGTTAGTTAGTTCTTCTTCCTCATTACCAGGAGGAGGATCTAACAAACTAACTAACATCCGCGCGTGTGAGTGAGAGCCCTCCTCACGCGCCATTGGCAGCGCGCCTACCTGCAAATTCCCATCATTCCGCGCCACTACCGGCGCGTCGACCACCCCAAACAACAGCTCCTCCATCGCCTCAGCCCCCCCCCTGGCAGCGCGCGCACTCACCACTGGCAGCGCGTAAGCCCGCAGCGGGCCGCCGCCCGGGGAGCCCCCTAGGCCCCACGCCACGAAGCCGATATAAACAACATCCTTAGTCGAATAATGAATAATCCCCCTCTGGCTGAGTCTCGTCAGATGCCGCCGCGCCGCATTGACATTATAACAATCCGTCATAAAACTAAATTCCTCCCAACTTAAATTGACCTGGCCGTCAGACCCACCACAGAGGGCCAACAGACGATGTGCCAGCAGTTCAGTACGCGGCGACAAATTAGCATTCAGGATCTGGCTGTGCGCCATCAAATATCTTTCCATATTGAAAGAACGGTCCATGTCAAAAGCTCCATTTCTCTACTGGTAATAATCAGTCATAAAACGTGTTGGCCCGCAGAGTACTCTCGGCCAACCGTTCCCAATGGCGGGCCAACACGTTTTGTGATACAATGGAGGTCAACACGACGCCCGGCAAAGCAATCGTGTTAAACCTCCAGATGTGTTATGCAGACCACATCCAAACTCACACTCGGAGGAGTCCCATGCTACTGACTCACGCAATTCAACTATTTCTGACCTTCAAGAGCGCCAAAGGTCTGTCCACGGAGTCAATCGAGTGGTACAGATACACCCTCGGCCGTTTTAGCGACTGGCTTGGTGAGCGAGAGCTCACCGGAGTCAATTCGCTGTGCATCGCCCTCTGGCTAACACGCGAACGAGAAAGAAAGACCGCTCAAAACCAAACGCTATCCACCGTCACCATCGAAGGCAACTACCGCGCCCTATCCGCCTTTTTTAACTGGTGTGAAGGATCCAGCACGGTTGGAAAGCCACCATCACCCCTCGGTCACAGCCCCAACAAAGAGATCGAACGCCCCATCGTCGACGAGCCCGACATGGACTATGTCAGCTTCGAGGAATACACCACGCTGCAGGGCGCCATCGATCTTGGATCGTGGTTGGACTATCGGGATTGGTGTCTGATCGGGCTCATGTTCTGGTGTGGTCTCCGCAGCGGGGAATTACTAGCCATGGAAACCGAAGATCTGATCCTGCCGAAGAAGGAAGCCAAGGTACGACGAACGAAGAATCGAAAGGCACGACCAGCGTTTTTGCTTGACGATCTAGTATCAGGGCTGATCACCTATCTAAGCGTGCGCCCGCCGTGGCCTGGCCCAGAACTATGGTTGGCCTTTAATAAGTCCAGAACGGCGTGTGCCGGCGCTCTCAGCAAAACAGGTCTACGGCTCATGCTTGTCCGCCGCTGCCGCAGAGCCCAAATTCGCTTTGTCCATCCACATTTGTTCAGACACGGTTTTGCGATGGAGTACCTCAACAACGGGGCAGACATGAAAGCGGTATCGACGATGCTTGGCCACACCACCATGCGACCGACAGAACGCCACTATGCCCAATGGGTCGATGGTCCACTACGCCGCGTCCATCAGCACATCGCCGGCCGCATCAGTGGCGCCAAGTGATTGGAAAAGGAAACAATTTTCATGTTGGGCTCGCGGCGGAGATGGAGCCCAACATGAAAAAAAGCGGAGTATCAGATATGTAGTCTGATACTCCGCTATATGTTCTCATGTACTTTTTTTCTAGCATGCTTGCTAGAAAAAAAGGGGCAGAGCATTAAATTGTGGATCTAGATGTTGTGGGTTCGAGCCCCATCAAGCGCCCCTTGTGCACACCAAAACAACGCATAGCGTGTATCAGATATATACTATGTAGTTGTTAAGGTGCACTCAAAAAGAAAGCGGCTCCGATCATCTTGGCTGGTGTACGGGGCCGTTTTCTATTGGAATTCGCTATCAGTTTGCCAGCCGCGAGAGGTACTCTTCATCCACCGTGTAGTTGTATTGGCGCGCAAAGCTACGTAGATCCGTGACCATGATCTTATAAAGACCTCTTATACCGTGTCTCCTCGCCGCAAGCCGTCCAGCCGTGATATGATTTCGGATAGCCTCGTCACTCATCCCCAGCACCATTCCAGCCTGAGCCGCGGTCAACTCCATTAATTCCATTGCGCACACTCCTAGGCAAACTTGGTAAACTTGGCGCTTATCCTATCACGGCCCAATCGGCGCGTCAAGTCCCTTACACACCACCTTCGCCAATCCGCTTCAGCCGCACCGGCACATCAAGCCACCGGCTCCCACGGGCAATTTGATATTTCACCCTCAGCGCATACTCCTCATAGCCCGGCGCCTGGATAATCAACCAACCATCCTCATCACCACTTAGGTAGATATCGCCGCCCCAGCCATCCTGCGCGCGTAGATCGGCCGCCGTCACAGGTCGCTGCACACCCGGCAGCCAGTAGATATCGCCGTCGTTGACCGGTCGGCCAGTGGTGGCATCATATAGGCGCACGGAAAGGATCATACGAGGCCAGGCATCAGAGGCGCGCAGAGGTGAGATCTGCAGCGCGGTAGGCGCGGACCAGCAACCTGACAGAGTCAGCATCAGCAGTAGCAACAGTCGCAGCGGTAACAAGATTCGCACCGGGGTTCGCTCCTGGGTATGGACGCAGTAAAGAGGGATTGCAATTGTATCCCGAGTATGAACGAGACGCAAGTTTTTGATTACGCGACCCTCGCCCAACGCTTGACACGCCGCACACATTATGCTACATTCCGCACAACTTGTTCACTCACACGCAAATTCGCAGCAGGAGCCCACACATGAGTTATCACATCCTCGCCGTTGACAGCACACGACAGCTGATCATCCGCAGCACCGCCGACAGTCATAATGAACTGCTATTGGCCGATGAGCGCGACCTATTGCTACTGCGAGCCAGACTCAATACCTATCTCGAATCATTGCAAGTAGATGGCGTGGTCCAGCCGCCACCCCCGCCGGCACAAGCCGTCTCACCCGACGAAATGATCACCGCCGATCAGGCGCGCGCAGAGGCCGCAGAGGATGGCGTCACGGTCCAGGAATCGACGCTGCGAATGGCAATTGTACGCGGGAAGATCGAGGGAGCGGAGAAGCGCGGGAGCCGGTGGTGGTTGCCGCGGGGACAGTTTGAGGAGTGGTTGAAGGGGTATATGCGTCGTGTACCTCGTGCCCAGAGGGCCGATGGTCGCTAATTGTTTTCTAGGCCGCTTTCCCGTTTTTTTTAGAATAAACAGTGGTATCTAAGTAACTGATATTCCTCCGATCAAGCGAGTCTCTAAGGGAAGTACACCTCTGTTCGTAAGTGGTTGGTAGGCCACCTTTTGCTATCGACCAGAACGTTGGCAACGTATCTCCGCGCTTCCCGGGCCTCTGAACCGTAGAAAGATGTAAAGCGTTCGGGTTCAGGGAAACCAGGGTGCTCCGCCCAAATCTCCGGCGCCGTTTGGACAGTCCCCAGAATTCTAAAGCGGGGGGGGGTGGGTTTTTCGCGTCGTTGCGTCCTGCTTCCCCGGGTGCGCTCGTCGTCGTTGCTGTCGGGCTCCGCGCTTGGCTTTTCTGCTTCTGCGCGGCTTCTTGGGCGTGCCTGCCCCGCGCCCGTGCCCGCTCTGCCGGGTGTCTCCGCTGTGGTGTCTTGCTTGCGGCTTTGTGTCTTGCTTGCGTCCTGGGTGTCCGCCGCCCGTCGCCGCTTGTGCTGTCGTTTCCTGTCGGTTTGCTGTCGGTTTGCTGTTCCCCCTTGCTTTTTGTGCGGTCTTGTGCTATACTTGTTGTGTGGGTTTCGGTTCTCTGGCGCTGTTGTTCTTCTCTTTGGGGGTCCTGTGTCTCGTCTGCCTTTCCGCTCGTTTCGGTCGTTTCGTCCTGTCGTGCGCGTTGTTTCGTGGGGTGCGTCCTCTTTGGGTGTTTCGTCCCGTCCTGCCGCTGCCGTTTCGGTCCCGCTTTGGGTCCGCTTGGGCGCGTCGGTTCCGTTTTGGGGTCGCCGTCCTGTCGTGCCGGTCGGTCCTGTCGCCCCGTCCCCTGTGCGCGTGCTGTGGTCTGCCTTTCGTGCTGGCGGTCTTGCCGGTGTGGTCCTGCGCCCGTCCTCGCGGTCGTTCTCGGGTGCGGTCCTCGTCTGCGCGTTCCGGTCGTTGTCTGCCGCCCGCGTGTTTGCCGTGCGTTGGGGTCCTCGCTCGGGCGCCGGTGTTTGTGTGGTCCGCCGGTCGCCCTGGCGCGGTGGGGTCTGGGTCGTCTCTGTGCCGGTCGCTGTGGTCCCGGGTTTCGTTCCCGCCCTGGTGCCGGTCTCTGGTGGGGTGGCTGCTGCCGCTGCCGCTGCCGGTGTCCTCGGCGCCTGCGCTTGCTAGCGCGTCGGTTTGGTTTGGGTCCGCGCCGTGGGTGTTCCCCGCGGCGCTTTTTTTTGCCCTCCCGCCTGGGTGTCGTGGCCCGCGCTCGCCGCTGCCGTCCGCCGGCGCTGCCGCCGCCTCGCTCCGCTCGGTTTCGCCGGCGCTGCCGGCGGCTCGCTCCGCTCGCGTGATGATCTCCACTGGCCGCCTGTCGCCGTAATCCCGAGGAGGAGAGCAGAGGAAGTTTTTTTGAATGTTGTCCACGGAGAGAGGCGAGTAGATGAAAGCCAGGAGGTGGACAACATTCAAAATTTTTTCCCCGTCCTGGCCCGCTGACGCTGCGATCCTTTGCTGTCGGTTTGCTGTCGCACCTTGTTTTTTGTGCGGTTTTGTGGTACACTTGTGCTGTGACACTCGCACATAGCCGCTACATGGAGCCGACAATGAAACCACGACGATACCCGACCCACCGCCAGTCCGATCTTTTTTCGCTTGAACCCGATCCCACGCCTGAAGTTGTCACCCTTGCAGAGATCACCACGACCTTGCGCCCCGCGTCGCCGACCCTCACGATCCCCGAACCACCCTCCCGCCCTGCAGGTGAACACCAGCTGCATCACGTTGGGAAGATCTGCATCATCAGCCACGCTGGATCCGACATCGTTGTTTCTGTCGTGCGCGACGGCCGAATCTACTCTAGCTTTGATTGGGACACGCTTGACGCTTTTGTCGCCATGACGGAGCCGGTCCCGGGTGAAACTTATGGCCGCGTCCCCGCCATGCGCTTGTTCCGCCTTGCCCCGTCCGCCCCGCCGGCGCAAATGATCCACGACTACCCCGCCCTCCTGAACTATGCCAAAGAATACACCAAATTCGACGAGTCCAAAGTACCTTATCACGCCTAAAGGAGCACACCGATGATCTACCAACCGACCGCCATCGAAATCACATCGACCCTGAACGCAGCCCGCGCCCGTTTCAAATACTTGGGGAGCCGACTGGACAAAGCCGCCACGATTCTTGAAGACGTGAATACATCGATCGACACCGCGAAAGATCCCTGGCGCTTCATCTCCGCCGCCAACCCCGCCAACTCTTATCTGGTAGGTTGCCCGTTTGGTCACTCCGCTTGCACTTGCCCCGACTTCGAGCACAACCGAACGCCCTTGCACGAGGATCCGCCCGGGTACTTCTGCAAACACATCCTCGCGTATCATTCATACCGTCGCATCCTGAGCCAAACCCTCAACTATCGCCTCACGGGTGACTATGATCT